TCGGCTCCGGGTCGGACGGCTCCAACGCGGCCATGCGGCGCGCGCTCGATGAGGCTGATCCGATGCGCACACCTGAGCCAAGCGTGGAGCGGCCCAGCGACACGCCGAGCATCCTGTTCGAGCTGGAGCGGTGGGAAGCGGACTGGCGGTCATGCCGTGGTGTCGGTGCAGCCATGACGAAGGCGACCATCAGCAACGTCACGTCGTACCTGCACGCGAACCTTGGATGGGCAGCCGCGGAACACCCCGCGTTCGACGACTTCGCTGGGGACATGCGCCGGCTCAGGGGCCACGTCGATCGGGCGCTGGGTCGGATCGACCGGCCGATGTTCGCCAACTGCGGATGCATCGACTGCGGTGAACGCCTCGCGCGCCGGTGGACAACCTCGGGCCTCGAGGACGACTGGACGTGCCTCGGATGCAGGCGGACCTACACTGAGAGCGACTACTACCTGGCCGTCGAGCACCACCAGATGCAGGCTCAGAAACGGGGCACAGCGTGAGCCGCCAATACACCGTCATCGTTCACAACATCGCAACGGACGGGTATCCCGACATGAGCAATGATGACCTCGTCGGTCGGGTCGCGTTCATCTGGGACGGTGCCATCGTCTCAGGCTGGCCGCTGCACGTGAACCCCGCGGACTACAGCACGCCGTTCTCTGGAGTGTGGGAGTCATCTGAGGATCACATGGGCGGATCGTTCGAAGGGGTCACTGAGTGGGTCGAGTTCCCGGAGCCGTTCTGGTCGCTGCGTGCCCAGGAGCCGACCGGGTGACCCGCATCTTCGAGATCAGCCCGTGGGTACCGCCCGCAGTAGCGGCGCGGACGGCGTGCCGCTCACCCGGCACGATCCAGACGTGGATGCGCTCAGGAGAACTCGCCAGCATGTGCGCGCTCAACGGCACCATCCTCGTCAACTGGCACGACGTCCGGAGACTCACCTTCGAGAAGACACGCCGACTGCGTGGCGGTACTTGCAAGCCTGTCGTTTCCGGCGTTAAATGGCGTCCCAAGGACGAGTCTGTCCTCAGCGCGTGAAAGACCCGAGCGACTGCATCCCCCACCGGGTAGCAGTCGCTCTACTCGTGGAAGGGCAGCCATGCACATCATCACCGTGATCCTCCTCATCGTGGCCGCGATCTGCTTCGGCCTCGCCGCGCTCGGTGTGCCATCCCGCGTCGCATGGGTGCCGCTCGGGCTGCTCGCCTGGGTCTTAGTGCCACTCATCGCCGCACTGCGCTAGACACCAGACCCGCACACCGACTGAAAGGACTGACATGGCCAACATCACAGCACAAGCAGCCTCGGCCAACGCGGCCCTGACCTACGCCGCAGCAGCAGCCGGCGGCGACACCATCGTGGCTGGCAGTGCGCAGCGCACCACCCTGTTCGTGCGCAACGCCAGCGCGGCCAGCATCACGGCCACACTGACCGCAGTCAACGCCTGTAATCAGGGGTTCCTGCACAACGTCGTCATCACATGCGGCGTTGGTGACACTGAGATCTACCTGCCACCCAGTTGCGAGACCGCGACAGGCGACTTCGGCATCACATACTCAGCGGTCACATCTGTGACTGTCGCTGCCGTCAACACCTGAGCTGATGCCTGCGCGTCTACGCACTGACCCCAACAAGCAACAGAAGCGTCGTAAGCAACTCCTGCCTCGTGCCCTTGGGACCTACTGCCCATGCGGCGCATCAGGATGCAGTCACAACTGCGATGGGTGGATGACAGACCCGAAGCGGTGCGACTGCGACCACACCGTGCCAGTCGTACTCGGCGGAGGCGGCACGCCAGGCGACCGCATCATCTGCTCGCCATGCAACCGCTCAGCCGGTGCCACATTAGGCAACCAACTACGCGGCAACAGGGCATCACGCGACTGGTGACAAGAGAGGGCGCAATGACCATCGGCCTGAGCATCATCACAGCGCTGGCATCATCAGCGACACTCACCCTCGTGGTCATCAACAGCCAGCTGAACACTGCTCACTTGAAACGCGAGAGAGCACTCGACCGGCAGCACTCTGCAAACATGCGCCGACTCGACCGCGAGGCCCGTGCCCACACGTGAGTTACGCCTGAAGTTACGCCTGCGATTACGCCTCACCGCTTGCCCTACCCACCCACGATCGCGCAACCACGACGCCGGTAGACACCCCCCGCCAAGACACCCCCGGACTGAACACCCGGGTGGGGTGGTGGATAGGGATGGTGCGCATCGTTCGCAGATATTCGCTGGATTCGCTGATTTTTTCGATATAGGGGTAGGCGGAAGACCCCGCTTCTGCACTTTTTTCTCTCTAATCGCGTTGAGTTGCGCAACGAGGCAGGTGTCACGCCATGGTCCGTTCGTGTGATGTCTGCGGATCGAGCTATGTGGCGAAGCGTGCGACGTCGAAGTACTGCAAGCCGGCGTGCCGTATGAAGGCCAGTCGTGCGGGTGTGAGTGCTCCAGTGAGGGTCGTGGCGCATCCTGTCGATGCTGAGGTCGCCGGTCTGATCCTCGCGGTCCGTCGTGAGCTCGACGAGGCTGGACGGTTGGATTCAGCGCTCGGTCAGGCCGCGTTGGAGTTGGCCCGCAACATCGGTTCGCCGACGAGCACGGGCGCGGGGGTGGCGTCGCTGGTCAAGCAGCTGCGGGAGACGATGGTCGACGCGCTGAAGGGTGCGGAGAAGTCCGCTGACGTGCTGGACGAGATAAGGGCGCGCCGTGATGCGAAACGAGCTGCTGGTTAGACCGGCGCATCACACGGGTCCGTCGTACACGCGGACTCTCGGTCCTGAGGTTGGCGAGTTGTGCGACCTGATCGGGTTCGGCCCGGACGCTGAGCAGCAGATGCTGCTCGATGACATCTTCGCCCTGGACGCACGGGGCATGTCGGCGGCGTTCGAGGCTGCGGTGATCGCGTGCCGGCAGAACTTGAAGACGGGCCTGTTCAAGCAGGCGACGATCGGATGGCTGTTCGTCACGGATCAGCGGCTGGTCGTCTGGTCTGCCCACGAGTTCCGCACCTCGCAGGAGGCGTTTCGGGACATGGAGCAGCTCATCGCGGGCACCCCGATGCTCGCGAAGCGGGTCAAGAACATCTATCGGGGCAACGGCGACGAGGCTATCGAGCTCCACTCCGGGTCGCGGTTGATCTTCAAGGCCCGCACGAAGGGCGGCGGGCGTGGTTTGACTGGGTCGAAGGTGATCCTCGACGAAGCGTTCGCGCTGAAACCCGAGCACATGGGCGCGCTCCTGCCAACACTGAGCGCGGTCCCCGATCCGCAGGTCCTCTACGGCTCGTCTGCGGGTAATGCTGATGCCGCGGTGTTGCGGGCGATCCGTGACCGTGGCCGCAAGGGTGATCCTCGGATGGCTTACGCGGAGTGGTGCGCGCCGCAGGATTCGTGCGCGTCGGTGGGGTGTGATCACGCGCTCGACACTGCTGGTTGCGCCCTCGACAACGTCGCGTTCTGGCACATGGCTAACCCGACGTTGGGTAAGCGCATGACGGTGGCGCACATCACCGCTGAGCGGCGCGCGATGCCGCCTGAGGAGTTCGGCCGGGAGCGGCTGGGTTGGTGGGATGAAGCTTCCGGGCAGATGGTCGTGCCGCCCGCGGCGTGGGCGTCGTGTCTGGACCTCGGTAGCCAGATCGTGTCGCCTCCGTGTTTCGCTTTGGACGTGTCGCCGGCCCGGTCGTGGGCTGCGATCGGTGTCGCTGGCATCCGTAGCGACGGGTTGCCGCACATCGAGATCACCTCGACGGGTGGCGTGGTCGATCATCGGCCCGGTGTCGACTGGGTTGTTCCGCGATGCGTTGAGCTGCTCGAGCGTTGGCCGGGGATGACGTTGACCATCGCGTCGGGTTCGGCGGCTGAGTCGCTGGTCCCGGCGCTCAGCCAGGCTGGTCTCGATCTGATCTTCGTCAAGGCCGGGGACGTGGCTGCGGCGTGCGGCATGGTCTACGACAAGGCGACCACGCAGGGTCTCCGCCACCTCGGCCAATCTGAGCTGACCATGGCGCTGGAGTGCGCCCGCAAGAACATCGACGACGGCGAAGGCGCCTGGCGCTGGGGCCGCAAGAAGTCCGGCGAAGACATCACGACCCTGTACGCGGTCACGTTGGCGCTCTGGTCAGCCATCGCCGCGCTCGACCAGTCCATGGACCCCGCGAACAACGTGTGGTGAGAGGGGTTCGCGTGTATCGCAAATGGATCACGACGGCCCTTGAGGTCACCGGTATGGCGCTGATCGTGGCGGGTGTCACGATCCTGCTGCCTGTCGCCGGTCTGATCGCGGGCGGTATCGCCCTGGTCCTGATCGGGGTGTTGTCCGCGTGAGCCTGTTTCGTCGTGAACGGCGTGCCGCGTCGTGGTCTGGTGAGCCGATCATCCCGCCGTTCCCTGGCGCTCCTGGGTTCGGTGGCAGCAACGGAACGCCGAGCATGGATCAGGCGCTGCGGGTGTCCGCGGTCTGGGCGTGCGTGGGCCTGCTGGCACGCACGGTGTCGATGATGCCGTTGCACGCGTTCACGTTGCAGTCCGGCATCCGGGTGCCCACGAATGACCCGCCGCTGTTGGCGCGCCCGTCCCCGGACGCCTCTACCCCGGACTTCGTCTACATGACGATGATGAGCCTCCTTCTTCGCGGGAACGCCTACGGGCGGATGGCGACGTTCGGCGCCGATGGCTTCCCGACACAGATCGAGCTCATGAACCCGGATTCGGTGCAGGTGCGTACCGATCCGAAGACCGGTGCGACGATCTACTCGACCCGTGCGGGTGGAGTCATCCGCAACGACCTGATGTGGCATGTCCGTGCGTTCCGTATGCCCGGCTCGGCGGTGGGCCTGTCACCGATCCAGTACGCGTCAACGCAGATCAACACTGACGCGGCGATCTCCACGTTCGCGCTCGGCTACTTCCAGGATGCGCCGCACCCGTCGAGCACCTTGGTCTCGGACCAGTCCATCAACCAGGAGCAGGCCCGCACGATCAAGGAACGGGTCATGGCGTCCGTTCACGGACGCGAGCCGCTGGTGCTCGGAGCCGGCCTGAAGTTCCAACCTCTGTCAGTGTCACCCGAAGAGTCGCAGTTCCTCGCGTCGCAGAAGCTAGGCACCGCCGGTATCGCCCGGATTTACGGTGTCCCGCCCGAGATGATCGCGGCCGAGGCCGGCAACTCGATGACCTACGCGAACATCGAGTCGAAGGGCATCGATTTCCTGACCTACGGCGTGCAGTGGTGGCTGACCCTGCTCGAGGCGGCCATCGCGCCGCTGATGCCCGGCAAGCGCCATGCGCGCTTCGACACGTCCGTGCTGATCCGTACCGACCTTGCGGAGCGTACGAAGGCCGGTGCGATCGCTATCGCATCGAAGCAACAGACGCCGGACGAGGTTCGTGCATGGTCGGACCTGCCGCCGTTGACCGATGAACAGAAGGCGTGGCTGGAGATCATCCCGCTGGCCATCAGCCCGACCGGGCTACCGAAGGCGCTCCCCGGCGCGATGGCTGCTGCTTCGACCGCTGTTGATCCCGTCGATACGCAAGGAGACCCCACACCATGAGCAAGACTTTCGAGCGCAGGATGGCCGTGGCTGGCCTCGAGGTCCGTGAGTCGTCCGACGTGGTCACCCTGACCGGGTATGCGTCCACGTTCGGGCAGCCGTATGACATGGGCTGGTACACCGAGACTGTCGATCCGGGCGCGTTTGCCCGCACGCTGGGCACTAAGCCCGACGTCCGGCTCCTCGTCAACCACGGCGGACTACCCCTGGCCCGCACCGCGTCCGGGACGCTGACCCTCGACACTGACACGCGCGGCCTGATGGTGTCGGCGAGCCTCGATCCTGCTGACCCCGACGTCGCGGCGCTCGCTCCGAAGATGCGCCGTGGTGACCTCAATCAGATGTCCTTCGCGTTCCGCACGACGGAGGACATCTGGGAGAACGACATGTCCAAGCGGACACTGCTGGCGCTCGACCTCGCCGACGGCGACGTGTCTGTGGTGACCTACCCGGCGAACCCGAACGCGACCGCGGCGATTCGGTCGGCGGGTGTCCCTGCGATCGACGCGATTGCGTCCGCGCTCCGCGCACTCGAGACCCGCGCTGCTTCCACCGAGGACATCGCCTCGGTCCTGACCCGCGCCCTCGCCTACTTCACGGCGGTCGACCTGATCGTCGACGAAGCGCAGGAAGATCTCGCCGAGGCACTGGACATTCCGAACCCCGACGACGAAACCGACGACGCGCCGATGCCCGGCATGGCGTCCGCGGTCGTCTCCCACGAACTCCGTGAGCGCATCCTCGCGCTCATCGGCTGAGCACCACCCGCTCACCAGACATACCGACGCACCAGACGTGCCCCGCAAC